TCGAGTTGATAAAGAAACAGGAAAAGTTTATGCGAATGTTAATGGAGAAGAAAAATTAATTGGAGTTTGGACAGGACTTTATTATTATACTCCAGGTTTTAATGGCCAACCAGGAATTCCTATCTATGATAGGCCAACTAATGAATTTATTAAAGAAGAATCTTATTTGGTGGCATCTGACATATTTGCATCAAAAAGAGGTAATACTACATCTAACCACCCTTCACAGAACCCTGCAATTGAAGATTCAAATAATGACAAAACTTGGAACTGCGACATATCATATGAAACTAGGATGAAGATATTAAGTAAACGTCAAGAAGTAATGATGGCAATAAAATGGTTAAGGGATAAAATTGCTTCATATTTCACTGGAATATCCGACTCTGCTATCAGTCAATGGGTAAAAGCAACAGTTAAACAATTAACAGCTATGTTAAAATCCATACAGAAGTTTTTAAAATTTATAAACAATGTGGTATTAGAAATTGCTAAATTGACAGCGCAAATAAGACAATTGATTACTTGGATTTTAAGTTTGCCAGTTAGACTCTTGGTACTATTACAGGACTGTCTGACACACTTTTTTAATTCAATATCTGATGCATTTTCGGAATCATTATCGGTTGGTGGTGATTCTCCTAGTTTAGGTTTTTCGGAAGTCACTGAATTAGTAAATCAAGCACAAAGTACATTTGGTACAGCAATGGAAACTGTCGAAGCCACTACGATAGTTTATACAGAAATTAAAACAGTTGAAGCTACATTTCAAAAGGTATAATTATGGCAGATACAGAAGTTAGTAAACCTCAAGGTGACAGCACTTGGTATGAACCAGATTCACAAGCAGCAAATTCTGCTTACACGCATAATCATGGTTACTATACGAATTCAGGACATTTTGTTGAAATGGATGATACGCCTGGATATGAAAGAATAAGATTACAACATCGTATAGGAAATTATACTGAAATACAATCTGATGGCACAGAAGTTCATAAAATAACTGGTGATAATTATGAAATTGTGGTAAAAAATAATCATGTCTTGATAAAAGGATATTGTTCTGTTACAATACAGGGTGATTCGAAATTAAGTGTTGAGGGTAACGTATATCAAAACATTCAAGGTAATGTTTATCAGAATATTGAAGGTGAAATGGATGCTGTTGTTGCTGGAGAAGTTAATATAACGTCCGAATCTGATGTTAATATAACTGCTGGTGGTTTAAGTGGACAAGTTAATATAAATGCGCCTTTTGGAGTTCACATAGATAGTGATGTCACAGTTAGTGGTTCAATATCTTCAACCGGATATATTGCTAGTTCTGAAAACATCATAGCGTCTAAAAAAGTTTTTGGTGCGTTAGGATTAGTCACACCAACAGGAGTTCAAGTGGGAATACCAGATGCTGGTCCTGTTGCTCCAGGAATTATATCTGCTGGACCGATTACTTCTTTCACTTCAGTTACAGCACCAGTTTTAAATGATGTATTTGGTCCTATTGTTTTGTTTAGACTCACATATACTGAACATATTCATCCAGCTCCATTAGGAGCGACTGGTATACCTTTCCAAGGAGCTTTATAATGGCAAATGTTTTAAGTAGACTCACTTCATCTTTTGATTCGGAAAAATTTGGTGATGACGTAATTTTGAGTAATATGGCAAAACAATTCTTAAATACGAATCCAATAAAAGTTTCTGCTTGGGCAGCTAATGATTTATCAAATGGTGCAATTACAAGAACTGATTATTTTCAAAATCCAGTATCGTCTATTATTACTTCAATATCTTCAAATGTCAATTCTATTATTACTTTATGCACAAATGACCCAGTAAATAATTATCCTTTGGCGACTTCAACAGTATTAAATTTAGCAAATTCTTCTAATAATTTAATAACCCAACTCAATTTGTTTTTAGATCATACAAATAGAATTTCTGGAGTTTCAGCTTCTGCTGTTGATACCACCACAGGTGGACTAAAACCTAATTATCAAGCTTGCATAGGTACTGGAGGAATACTTCTAACATTACTTGCTGCAACTGATAATGTTAGAACGGCCGAACCTATGCTAAATCACTTTACAAGTTTGTATATAGAAGATGAATTATCGGCAAACAGTTGGAATATAGGAAATTCAAAAGTTTCACTGCAAACTGTACCTTCTTCCCTGAATTCATCTCAAGTTGAAGCTATGAATGTCATAATAAACACTGCAAACACATTGATTTATCAGAGAAGAACGGGGGATGAGAACTATTTTTACACTTCGCAACAGATTATAAATGAATATCAATTGTTAAATTCTCTACAAAATTCTGGAAGTACAGAGAGGAATCTTATCAAAAACAAAATAGGAACTACAAAACTTAAAAATTCGATAGGTAGTTGAATAAATAACCAATGGCAAACATTACTACGAATGTCGCAAGAACGTATAGGGACCTAGACCTCCTTTTTAATGTTCATCCGATAAAAAAAGATATCAATAAACATACTGCTGAAATGGCGGTAATTAATTCGATTAAAAATCTAGTTTTAACTAATCACTATGAAAGGCCTTTTCAACCAGAACTTGGTTCGAACGTGTCAAAACTTTTATTTGAAAATTTAGATTTCGTAACTGCGGCATCTTTAGAAAGAGAAATAGTACAGACAATTACTAATTTTGAACCTAGAGCCTCAGTTTACAGAGTAAGAGCTATACCAGATTACGATAATAATGGATTTACGGTTGATATGGAATTTTTAATAGTAAACAGAACAGAACCTATAACAATAACATTTTTTCTGGATCGAGTAAGATAAATGACAGATCGTTTAAAAGTAACAGAACTTGATTTTGACACAATCAAATCAAATTTAAAAAATTTTTTAAAAAGTCAAAATGAATTTTCAGACTATGATTTTGATGGTTCCGGTTTAAGTGTTCTTTTAGATATATTGGCTTACAATACACACTATAATGCCTACTATCTAAACATGATTGCAAATGAATCTTTTTTAGATACTGCATTATTAAGAAATTCGGTTGTATCACACGCCAAAAAATATGGTTATGTTCCAAGATCAGCAACAGCTTCAAGAGCTACAATTAATTTTACAATTAATACTTTGAATTCTACTCCAGGTAGTTTAACTTTACCAAGAGGATACACTTTCCTTTCAAGCTTATTGGATGATAGACTTTATACATTTGTCACACTTGAAGATACTACAGTTTCTAAGACAGGAACAAACTTTGTTTTTTCAAATTTAAAAATATATGAAGGTTCATTAAATAGATATACTTTTAATCATTCACAGTCGTCTAATCCAAAACAAATATTTTCTATACCAGAATCAAATATTGATACTTCTACTTTAAAGGTTTCCGTACAACAATCAACATCAAACACTGATACTGTTGTATATAATTTATCCAGTGATGTAATTAATCTAACTGCGAATTCAAAAGTTTATTTCTTACAAGAAGGAGTAAATAATCAATATGAGATTTATTTTGGTGATGATGTAATTGGTAAAAAACTTCCTGATGGTGGTGTAGTGAATGTTACCTATCTTTCCACAAGTGGATCCGTGTCAAATAAAGCCAATAGTTTTATTGCAACTGCACCTGTATCTTCGTTTACAAACTTTACAGTTAATTCTGTTTCTGCTGCAGCAGGAGGATCAGAAAGAGAAACTGTAGATCAAATTAAGTTTGCTGCTCCTTTACAGTTTACTTCTCAGAATAGAGCAGTAACCAAAAATGATTATATTAAGATAATACAACAAAGATATCCTCAGTTTGATGCGGTAAACGTCTGGGGTGGTGAAGAAAATATTCCTCCAGTTTATGGTAAAGTTTTTATTTCTGCAAAGCCAAAATTAGGATTCGAAGTTTCTGATACCGAAAAAGATTATTTTATCAATGAAATAGTAAAACCAGTGAGTGTACTAACTGTTACGCCAGAATTTGTAGACGTTGACTATAATTTTATTAAATTAATTTCTAGTGTTTATTATGACCCAACAAAAACAGATTTAAATACTTCTACCTTACAATCTAAAGTAACTAGTTCTATAAACTCTTTTGCAAATCAAAATTTAAATAAATTTAATTCTGTTTTTAGTTCTTCAAAGTTAAGAACAAACATCGATAACAGTGACACCTCGATAACATCGAACGAGTTAGAAATATTTTTGTCAAAACGATTTAGACCTGTTTTGAATCAAACCAACACCTACACTCTAGATTTTGGTATAGAACTGTCAAGAGGAACAACTTTAGATAATTTTTATTCGTCACCAACATTTACAATTTTAGATGAAAATTTAGTTGAGAGAACTTGTTTTCTAGAAGAAGTTCCATCTTCCTTTACTGGTGTAGAAACAATAACTGTAATAACGCCAGGGTCAGGATACACTTCGACACCAACTATTGAAATTGTTGGTGATGGTCGTGGAGCTAAAGCTTCAGCTATCATCGTTAACGGCAAACTAAGTTCAGTAAAAGTTACAAACCCTGGTGTCGGATACACGACTGCTGCAATAAGAATAATTGGTGGAGGAGGAACAGGAGCAACTGCTGATGCTGTTTTGGAAAATAGATTTGGTAAAATAAGAATATCTTATTTTAAACCGGATGAGGTTACAAGTAGGAGTACAAAAGTTGTATTGAATTCTGAAAAGAATGAAGGTTTTACTGGAGTGATTGATTATGTTTTAGGAAAAGTTACTATTAATGATTTTGCTCCACTGTCTATTGATAATGATTTTGGTGAATTATCGATTAATGTTAGACCAAAATCAACCGTCTTACAATCTGTAAAAAACAAAATGTTAGCTTTTGATGAAGTTGATCCAACTAGTGTTGTTGTGCAATTGAAAGTCATAGTGTAAAATGGTACAATTGGTCACTTCTAGTTTAGTTTCAAGTCAACTTCCTGATTTTATTAGATCAGACAACCCGAAGTTTGTATTATTTTTAGAGAAGTATTATGAGTGGTTGGAAAAAAGTAACAATGTAATTTTTGAAACTAACACACTATACGATTCTAAAGATTTAGATATTTCTGATCAATATTATTTAAAT